AAACCACTGCACATATCCGGTTACGGCATGGAATGCGAGTCCTGGCCCAGCCTCAATACGAGTTGTATTCGTCCCATCCCAGCGCACATTCAACGTCAGACCAAGAAAAGAAAGCCCCTCTACGCGGCCGTTGGTAAACACCGGAGCCTGCACCAGGCCGGAAAAAGCCGATACGCCGCTGTCATAGAAAGTAAGCCGGCCGGGTCCCGGCGTTGCGACCGCCCCCCCGGTCCCGTTTGACGCGGTGTACAGCACGGAAGCACCGTCCGTCCGCGGCTGCAGGATAAAGCCAGACCCATTGGCGATGTACCGCCAGTTGCTGCCGTCCCAGGTCAGGTTGCCGTTGAAGTGCGAACTGACCGGAACCTCTATATCTTTCGCAACCCGCACATTTCCCGTGATTGCGTTGATCCGCATCCGCTCCGGATACCCGGACCCGACTCCAAATACCATGTCCAGGCTTGCGCTCCGCAACCATCCGCAATCGACATAGGCCGCGTTTGACAGCCCGAAGCCGGCACCATCGATGTTGCTGCTCCATGGCGTCTGCAGCCCGAGAATCGTGATGTTGGTACGGTTGTTACCCGACGAATCGTCCGAAGCGCTTACACCTGCCCCGATGAAGTTCAGGCTGGCCCGTGCCGGTAATGCCGATCCCTCGTCCTGAATCGTAGCGGTAGGCCCAGCCGGCCCGGTTGCGCCTGTTGGCCCCGTTGGCCCCGTCGCACCTGTCGCCCCCGTTGCTCCAGTTGGTCCAGCAGGCCCGGTGGCGCCAGCAGGCCCAGCAGGCCCAGCAGGCCCGGGAACGGTCGAAGCGGCCCCCTCCGGCCCCGCTGGCCCCGTAGCTCCGGTGGCTCCGATCGGGCCCGTAGGACCCGGCACGGTCGATGCCGGTCCTGTAGCACCAGTTGCTCCGGTAGGGCCGGGTGGACCCACGGGACCGGCGGGACCGGGAACGGTCGAGTCTTCCCCTGGAGGGCCTGGTAAGCCCATCTCTCCTGGAGGTCCGGGAGGTCCGGTAGGCCCAGCCGGCCCAGTGATAGAAGTGAGTCCAGCCGATAACCGCTGCTGTCCCAGCGTGACCGTGAAACGATGGATCTCCGTCAGCACACCCGTCAGGCGTTGCTGGCTGAGTACCGCGTTCAACTGCTGCGGAGGGCGAATCTCAGGCATTATGCGCCTACCCTTGTTACTTCGTTGGTGAGTTTCACTTTGCCTTTGATCACCGTGATGATGGCTCCCGTTGGCGTGGTCAGTTGCAGATCCCACACGTAGGCGCCGCTGAGTGTAGCCGTCACCGTGTGCGAGATCGCGAGCGTGACGTTCGGAGAGGCGACTGCGGTGGTGATCTCCACCGCAACATCAGGCTCCTCATCGGCAACAGCCCGGCGGATCTGCGCCTTGGCCGTATGCGCCGTAATATCCGCAGGCGTGCCGTCCTCGTTGCGTACGGTCACGACTCCCGCAAAATCGTCTCCCTGGTACAGGATTAGATCGCCGTTGCTGATCGCCATGTTGTTATTTCGCTTGTGCAGAAGCTGCCGCGCCTGGTTGTGTCTCGCCTAACACCAAAGCGTTTAGCGCGGTGATGGCCTGCTTCGATTCCCCGGCCACGCCCAGAACAGCCTGATCGATAGGCCGCCCGTATTCGGGAGCTAGCTCGAGCGCCAACGCGTACGTCAGCGCCCGTTCGTAGCCATCCGGCAGAGCTATCGTGGTGGCTAACGAAGCGAATTGCGTGAGTGGGGTATAGCTATAAACCTCGAGCGTACCCCCTGTCGGTCTGGGAGAGAGAGACACCGTTGCGCTGGGGTATTGATAATCACAGTACATGGCTTCGGCAAACAGCCCCGTACGTGTCTTGTCCATCACCGCGGCCCAGCCGACGGCATCCACCAGGACCGGTGCCTGGGTAGCCCCACCGGTGGCGATCACCTGGGCGCTCTTGATGCGCCGCGGCCGCGTTGCCAGCGTGTACGTTGCCGCTCCCGTCAGGGTCACCGTCTGAAGAGAAACACCGTAGAGCGGGAGTTGTTGTGCGTTCCAGTTCGCCAAAATACCGTTGAGCGAAATCAAGGCGTCATCCCGCTCAACGCTCGCCGGCGTTTCTCCTGCGGCTATCACACCGATCAGGCGTAAGGCACGGTCAATGAGGTCTTGTACTGTCATGAATCTCCACCCAACCCATGCGCTTCGCGTTTTCCCGGGCTTGCGGTGTATCGAGCACCTTAATGCTGCGTTTACACCGCATTCGGTAAACGATAAATTTAGGGCGCGGCTTCTCCTGGCTTGCGGTAGGCGCGGGTTCCTGGGTCATCCGGATTCCCCGTAACTGACGGCATCTTGCGTCTCCAATCATCAGGTAGCTTTTCTTGCGCGTAGGACTTGGCGCGGGTTGCCTCATCAGTGCGCTGGGCGCCTTCGAGAGCTGCCTGAATCGCAGACATGATCTTGCGCCTTGCCGGGTCCTTACGGTCGAGCCGGATGATCAGCGCATCCTCCTCATCAAGCTCATGGATGGCAAACGGGATAGATGTGGACTTGTGCTCCCGGTCTCGCTTCTCCTTGTCGCGTCTTTCAGTGGTCGTATGCCGCGTCGGTGGTGTTGCGAGATGGTCGTGCTCCGGCTGCTCTGACGCGTTCATCAGGATCTCTCCTTCTTCGTGTCAGCACTCTTCGCTTCAGCGCCGTGGTTCTTCTTGTTGCCCGCCTCATGGTGAGTGGCGTGTTCTCCCTGCGCTCTAACTTCGCCACGATTGCGGCGTTCGTCGTCTTCCTCACGGCGTTTGCGAACCTGCTCTTCCGTCTCGGTCGGATGAATTCGCGGACGTGGCAACTCAGTCGGGCTGATCGCCCGCGTCGGGGCATTGTCGGCGTAGCAGTCAAGCGCCTGGTTGAGTTGTACGTAGTCGAGGCTGAGCCGCCGGCTATCCCGGATCGCTTCCGCCTTGTCCTGCAGCGTAAAGTTGGTGCTACGCGTCGTGCGCGACATCTGCGGGTCGGTCGATCCATGTGGTGCATCCGCCCACGGACCGCCTTCCGCGCTGCCCTGCGCCGTTTCCTCTTCCGGGTTGTTGACTACCGCGGTGTCCCCGTTCGGGGCGAACATCATTTTCGGGTAGTCCTTGTGGATATATTGAAGACTCCACCCATCGGGTTGGATCGCTTCAAACTCCTCTTTGCTGCCGATCACCCGGGGCTCTTCCGTCGCGTGATAAGCCACTCGAGGCCAGGGCTGCGCCTGGAAAGGCCCGGCGGACGTGCTGAAAGCGAACCCGGTGGGGTTCAATGTATTGGTGCCGTCAAATTCTTGTGCCATATCATAATCTCCTTTCCTAAACGGTTAGCTGATGATCCTACAAGCCAACTCTGGGTAAACGGGCGCGAAACCATAAAGTATGTCGAGCCTGGTCGGCCACGCGTCGTCACAGATGCTGTACTGACGAATCATGCGAATCGACAACCCCAACTGCGAGTCGCTGACACGCGCTGCTTTATCCACGCCATCGGGCAGGGGTAAATCCGCGGAAGCGAAAGTGAATGCGTCCTTATGAAATGCAAGGGCTTGCGAGGTGACCTGACCGGCCGTGAACGTCATCGTTAGCGGCGTTCCACCGGCCGGTGAAGCAGTTACGGTTTGCGTGGCACCGGTGGCGACGATCGGCGGATAGATCGGCACCGTTGCCGTGCCGTCGGCGGCTGAGGAGACATCTGCGGTGACGGTAAATGTACGTAGATACCCGAGCGTCTGACGGTTCTGCCCATTGACCGCATTCACGCCGGCTAAGGTGAACATGTCCCCTTTCTTAAGACGTGGGGCCGCAGCTGCAGTGAAGCCCGATACCAACAGGTTGCTGCCAACTTGCGAACCGCCCGAAACCACCGGAGCGCCGCCGTAAGCCCCTGCCGTGTGGGTCCACACGTTTTGATCCATACACCATTTGAAGCCCGCCGTGAGCCCCATGGTGCCTTGTTCATATTGATCTTCAATTTGTGACGCGCTTTGGAATAACCCTTTTAATGAGTCCACAATTGTTGCTTGCTGGATCGGATTAACTACGATGGCCCGCTGGTTGTCGCGAGGCGCCATATTGTCGTCCAAAGCCACTCCCGCCATCAGATAGGTCAAAAGTGCATTGGGGACGACTCCGGCGGTGCCCACCACATTCGGGACCGTCGAGTACAGCGACAACAAATCACGGTCGATTCTATTGGCAACTACAGCGATTGCTGGCTTCAAGATACGATCCGAGAAGTCATCAATCGACAACGCCATCTCGGCGGAGGTGAAGCTCATATCCACACCGAACTGCGTTGTGAGGCTCAACGGAACAGAGGTCTCGACTACATCTTCAATCGCGCAGGTTCGACCCACACGCCCGATGTACTTTGGTGGCTTGCGGATATTCAGGACACTGCCGATCTTCGCTCCGCTGCGGGCGAACTCGTCGGCATAGGTTCGTCTGATCTGCTTCGCAAAGCAGAGGTTGTTTTCAAGAACACGCGCAGCTTCGCGTGTAATCATTGACATCGTCAATAATGTATTTCCAGCCATCCAGGCTCCTTCTGCCTCCCGGCAGTAGCTCCGTTGGGCCCTAAAGGGATCTCCCTTTTAGGGCGAATCAGTTATTTGGTTCGCTAGACGTCTATCTCACGACGGTCGCCTAGCGCTGCTTCCGCGCTTTGATCGCCTGCTCACGGGCCCGTTTGAAATCCTGGTAGGGAAGCTCATCGAGCGAACGGGTGACTCGGCTGCCGGACACGCTTTGACCCACCGGCCGGATGGGCGCGGGCGCATCGGATGCCACTTTGCGCGGGGCTGCCGCTGTTTGCTTGATCGATCCTCGAAACTCGCCCAGAGCGCTTACGCCCTCCAGCGGGTTCGGGATCTCGACGATCTTCTGGAACTCCTCCGGGTGGCGTGCCAGCTCGTAAGCCAACTTCGCCCCGTTTGGGTCCCGCTTGATCGCCGCTTCAATCCACGGCGGCATAATGATGTGGGACACGCTCTCGAACGTATCTTCGAAATCGGCAACGTTCTTTCGCAGTTCCCCAATCCCCTGGTACCAGCGCTGATCGATCTCAGCTTGCGCCTTCTGCTCCTGGTACTGACGCTGTGCCTCGACCCGGGATTTGAGCTCCTGCTCGATCTCCTGCCGAGCCTCGTAACGGATCACAGCCCGGTTATAGGCCTCGTAGTCGTTGGGGTAATCCTCGGCTCTCGGGGGGCCTGCGGGCTGCTGCTGTTGTTGCGTGGGTTGCGGTGCGTACCGCTGGCGCTCGGCTTCGAGCTCCCGGATACGCTGCTCCCGCTGCTCGTTCTGCGCTTGCAAGCGCTCGATTTTACGCTGAAACCCACCCTTCGGTTTCTTCTGCTCCGCAGCCGGCTTGTCGGAATCCTCTTCGTCCGGCTCCTCGGGTTCCTCCTCTTCGGTATCGGGATCCTCGAGCGGAACCGGAGTGGGCTTTCCCGCCTGCTCTTCGGGGGGCGCTTCGATGCCGGCGGCGGCGTTGACCGCTTCCTGGCTGTCGGTGGTGCTGGATACGACTAGAGACATAAGTTTTAGTACTCGGGTTCTATGGCTGATTTGCTAAGGTTGGGGCGTGCAATATAACTGGAACGGCCAGGCGCTAAACGTGGAATACACCTTCTACGATGTCGATGAAGGGCAGCCAGTTATCTCGGTCGATATCGACTCCATCGAAGACGCAGGCGGAAACCCGGTCACCGTCCCGCGGGACGTTCTCGTTAGAATTTCTCTCGCTGCTTTTCGTCACCAGAAGCTGCAAGCCCGGCAAGAGTGGATAGAGTGGACAGCCCAACAGCGCCCGCGCCCAGCTCAAGCAACGGAATCTTCCCCTGCACGTAAGCCTGTAATACCTTTTCCGGGGTAGTCCCCATCTGGTATGCGGTATAAGCAATCCGGCTCCCGAGCGTTCTGAGGATCGGTTCCCCGGGACTGCCCAGCCCGGTAACATCGCTCGCACCGACCCACTGCTTCTCCTGCCCCTGCCCGACAGTAAGCCCCATCGGATCGGTTACCTTCCGCTTGTACGCATCCTCGGCGTACCCGTACTCGTTCGGGCGGGGAGCTTCGTCCCACCATTGCGGCTCTTTCTTCGCCTGCCGCATAGTGATCTTACCTTCCGCTAATTCCTTCTGCAGGTTCCTGACTTGCTTGGTTCCGTCCGGTAGTTCCTTCTCGAACCGGGTCTTCAGGAACCGGGGATCCCCGGAAGCCATCCCGAGCGCTCTCCAGTAATGCCGGTCCGCTGTAACCACATTCTCGTTACCGCCGAGGTTCTGCACGTAGGAAGCACGCTTCGGATTATCCAGCGGATTGAAGGTTCCCTCGCGAAATCCTTTGGAGGCATCACGATGCGACATCCAGAACTTATGCCCATACCCTTTCGGCGGCCCACTCTCCGGTATCGGCAAGCCTTGCTGGTCAAGATAGTTGTAAAGACTGCCGATCTTCAGGTTGTCCGGGACCTTTGCACTGGTCGAGGTGGCGGCAATATACTCGAGCTGCTTCTGCATCTTTGCCGGCGCCAGTTCCGGCCCCCACTCTTTTACATACTCGTCGTACAGCGGGCCTGTGCGATACCAGGAGTCCGGCATCTTCTGCATCCCCGCGTTGATCCACTCCTGCAACTGAGCAACTACCTTGGGCTTACGAAAGGCAGCAACTGTACGGTCAATATCTGCTCTCCCTACCGGTGTACGCGGGAGCGGGCCTGGCGGAAATACACCAGCGGGCTTGGCGGTCGCAAGATCGAATAAGGTCGCACCCGCATCCGGATTTTCCTTGCGCCATGGCCCGTATTTGATTCCCTCGCCCGCTTGAAGGCGTTCCGCCGCCCTGAGCACGTTCTCGCCTGTCAGAGCCCCTTCCCCGATAATCCTTCGGGGCGGTAGCCTCTTCCCGGCGGGGTTTTTTGCCATCGCAAGCAGTGAAAGCGGAATCCCGGATTCCTGCTCCATCGCTCCCATTGGGAGCATTGCCATGTCTGCTAAAGACATCGGTGGCAGCGTCGGCTGCAACCCCGGCTCCTGCCATAACGACTCCACTTCAGACGGCGTCATGTTGCGACGTTCGCCCGTCTGAGGCACACTGCCTGGAACCGAAGCAGGCGGCCCACTCAGACCCTGCGGCAACTTCAGGGCAGGTACATCCGGTAAATCTAATGGGCTGTCCGACTCGTCCGCAATCACCTTGCCCTGGCTGTCGATCAGCCGCTTCCCGTACCACCGGGGCGCATCGTCCGTTGCATACACCGACTGGTTCGAGAACGTTGGGTGGTTCGGCAGCTTATACGTGTCCGGCCAGTGCCCCCGTGGATCAGCAACCGCACCCGGATTCGCCTTCCACAGCCCCCGCATGTCGTAGTCTTCATTCCAACCCGGCTCGAGACGTACCTTATTCCGCTTCGCCCAATCCTGAAACTGCACCTCCTGCATCGGTTCCAGCTGCGTCGGTGACAGATACTCGACATCGAGCATGTGCTTCCCGTTGCGGGCGAGCAACAGCCGGATCTTCTCCGCATCGGTGCCTGGAAGCAGGTCCGGATTCTCCTCGCCAGCCACATACGACAAAATCTCCTTGTCGTCATAACCGGCCTTCCGGGCCCCCGCAACATCAAACGCTGGCATAGGCGTTAATCTTCTCGTTCAAACGCCGTCAGCGGCGGTCGAACCGGGCCGTTCTGCTTCATCTTCTCCGCTACCAGCCGCGTCTCCGCGTTCAGTTGCGCGATCGATTCCTGGCTGTCCACCTTCGACTCGGTAGTCGCTACCGTCACACGGTTCTTTTGCGAGTCTCTCGACTGATCGCTCGCGAGCTTCTGCTCGAGCATCGCCATCTTACTTTGGATGTCCCGAGCCTGCATGCGTTCACTCGCGTCCATCTGAATCTTCTGAACGTTAAGTGCTTCCGTTGCCTGCTGCAACGCTTCGTTCAATTGCTGGTTCTGCTGCTGCAATTGACTAATCTGCTGCATCGCCGCCGGCGGTAACTGCTCCTGTCCCTTCGGTGGAATATTCGGCGGCCGCACCCGCTCGGCGATCGCATCCGCCATCGGCCAGTCCTGCGCTTCGACATACAGGTCGGCATACTGCGGCACCAACTCCGGTGCCACCTGCGCAAATCCCAGCATGCCCTCCCGGGATTCCTCCCGCTTGGTCTTGTACGAAGGCCCGACATCCGCCACCACGTCGTAACGGCCTAGCCCCAGGTCGTACAACCGCTGGATGCCCTGATCGTCGAACGGCATCCCCACCGGAATCTGCTTCTCCGTATTATCCGAACCAATTATCCGGATAATCCGTCCGGGCCGGTCGTATATCTTTGGGATTAAATCAATTAATACCCGGGTCTCGTGAGTGATCGCAATCGCGAGGTTGTCGGAGAAGTGGTAGTTGGCGACATCGCCCTGCAGCTGCCGTGCCTTGATCGCTACCCCGGTGGTTTCGTTGCTCCGGTTCCCGAGGCTCGCGTCGTACACGCCAGTGGTCGCTTTTAAATGATCCACGGTCTGCATCTGCGCCACCGTGATCGACTGCACCGGTGGCTCGTACACCTGCCGCTGGGGCGGCGGCACCATCTCCTGACCTACGCTCTTCGGCTTGTACTGCAGGTACGCAAACGTCTTGCTGTTTGCCTGCGCCCACTCCTTTTCATGGTTCTCTATTTGGCCTTCAGCCACGATAAACGGGGCCTTCGGGGCAAGCGCGATGATCTCGGTCTTCGCCGACTCCCAGTAATTCAGCATTCGCTGGGCGTCTTTCGCGTGCCGCACCATGCCCACCATACTGACCTTGCCATCCACGTCGTACTCTTCCCCAACCACACCAATCAGAGGGATGTACTTGCCCGGCCACTCCGCCTGCTCGAGTACCTTCTCCCCGTTGATCACCGACCATTCCACATAGGGCACGTCGACCGTGCGCTTGCGAATTACCGGCACTCCTTCCGGCGCTTCCTTAAGCGGTAATACCGTGCCGTCCTGCAGCATCACAATCGTTTCCTGGCGCGTGTGCCGGCAGAAATACTCGGCTATCCTGACCCCACCTTCCCAACGCCACACCGGGGATCCATCTCCATGCGAGCGGTAATCCTCGGCGCTCGACAGGTCCTCGTCGGGGTAGCGTTCCTTGTACGCATCCTCGGTCAGGTCTTCGACAATAAACGCGTACTTCGCATCGGAGTAATCCGGTTGCTGGCAGCTCGGGTCCATGTAAACCGTCTGCGGATTCTTGATCCTCTGTACGTAGATCTCCTGATCGAAGGTGTTCCCCTCGACATACTTGGTGACAATCCGATACCACCCGCGCCCGCATACCGCGGCATAGAACGCAGCATAACTGCGTGCCGCATCAGCGTTGCTCTGGGTCTCGATGTGACGCAGCAGGCCTTGCATTACCTCTGCGGTCTTCGTGTCCCCTTGCGCGTCTACCGGGCTTACCTTGGGCGCGGCCTTGAGTTGTTTGAGGTTGTTGCTGACTTGATGCACGAACTGCGGCAGCCGGTTAATCGTGAGGCACGGACGATGATCGAGTTTGCGATGAGTGGCGATTTCCTGGGCCCACTGGTCCCCGTCATAGAAGCGGACGTCATCGAGCGCAATTTTTCGATACTCCGCTTCATACACAGCGACCAGATCGAACCGGGCCCGTGCCGTCGCCAAGAAATCTTCTGTGTCCTTTTTAGAAGGCGCAGTTTTCCTCTTCGCTTCAGCGCCGGGTAAGCCCGGGAGCAGCGCTTGCGCGGTCGCGTAATCTGACATCGTTAGAATTGTGCTGTGGAACGGAAATTAGGGGAGAACCGCCAGTATCAATGCGCTGAATGCGGCGGCGAGTTTGTATCGGAGAGATCCGACGATGACGCCATCGCGGAAAGCGACGAGCTATTCGGGGGCGAAGCTCAGGACTGGGCGGTATTATGCGATGTGTGCTTCAAGCAGGTAATGCAGCACTCCACATCCTGACTACTTTTTCTTGAGACGCTTAGCTTCCGAGAGGGCGATCGCCACAGCCATTGGCTTTCGGGTCACGGTTTGCCCGGAACTGCTCTTGAGTTCGCCGCTCGCAAACTCATCCATCACCTTTGCAACCTTTGCCTTCCCCGCCGGTTTCTTCTTCGGCCTGGCATGTAACGATTCTTCACTGCACGCGGTACACATTCCCATAGCGTTCTCCTTCTTCGCTTTAGCGCCTAGCTCATCCAACCGGTCGAGGCATAACTGCGCTCCGGTGTCAGGTACTCCCGGTCTTCATCCTTTACCGCGGTCGACTTGGTTTGAATCACGTTGTGGAGCTCGACACACACATAGCGAAGCGCATCCATCAGGTGGTCGCGAGCCTTCACTACCTTGCCACGCTCGTCCCGGCGATACAGGCGCAGTTCACTCAACGTGTTCGCCAGCGACGGGAAGATCTTCAATCGCCCCGAACTCATCCGCGTCATCACGTGGTAAATCCCCGACTCGACCGCATTGTCTGCGGGCGTCAGATCTAACCCGAGATCGGTGTACATCTGCAGCAGTTCCCGCCCGTCAATCTGCCCTCTACCTCGCGCTGCGGGGTCAATCGCGCCCCGGATCCATTTGCCCCGCGACTGAATCGCTTGCACATGCACCACGGGCTCGGCTTCACCCCGGTAATGCTCGGACCAGCAATACAGCACATCGGTGTCCCGGTTCAACGCCACCCAGACTACAGCGGTCCTATTCCAGCCCACATCCATACCGTACGCACGCGGCCAGTGATCGGGAATCGGCATCTCAGGCACCACCAGATCCGACTCCGCAACCGGGTAGATCGCGCCCGAACCTAAACTCGGAATGCCCTTGCTGCGGGCCTCACGCTGATAAGCGGGGATCGATTCCCATAGCTCGTCTTTAGCCTGCTGCGACAGATGGGGCACGTCGTCCCACGTCGCGTGGATAACAAACTTACTCATCGGATCTCAGCAGATGCAGCAGGTGCTTATCAATGCGTTGTACGCGACCGTCCTCGAGCGTTACTTCTACCCGACCCAGCCCCATCACCTTCGTTATCGTGCCGATCTCGTTCACCTTGGCGTTGGGGGTGTCTCGCAGAAACCGGGCCCGGGTGATGCCCACATCAATCCACATCCCGCCCGCACTACCCATCTGCACAAACAGCGGCTTGTCATGGAAGCGAGTCCCGCCGAGGCGCATTTTCACTGATGATCCCACTCCCCGGTTTCGTTCGCTGTGTGCTGATGGCAAGGGCACAGACACGGGGCACTGCAGTACTCACATGTCTCGTCGCACTCGTCATGCCGCTTGTGATAACAAGCCGCTGAGTTGTACTCATGCATGAAATCTGCCATTGGTTAAATCCCGCGCTAAAGCGAAGTAAAACAAATGGCCGACTTGGTAGTAAGCCGGCCGTTTGTTTCACTTTTGAACGATGGACAACAACAACGATAGAGAATACAGAGATGCCACACTCTGCACCTGCATTATACCCGTTCCGCGGGATCAGACGGCCGCTGCCGGTATTCCATCCGGTTTCGCTCGACCTTGCCCAGCCGCAGCCGATGCTCGACCGACGCCACCCCAATCTTTAAACGATTCGCGATCTTCTGATAACTCAAGCCCTCACGGTACAACTCACAAACCGCATCAATCTCCGCTTGCGTTGTCTTCTTGTGCAATCTCGGATTCTATCAATGCCCGGTCGCAACGGGCTAACGCAAGCGCCTGCTCACGGGTGCAAGCGGCTGTTGTCCGGGAAACCATGAGACATCTTCCCTCTCCGGGTAGAACTGAATCCGGTCCACCGCCAGCTTCACCGGAGACTGCACCAGGATCGCGGCAACGCCCCAATACTGCTGAATGCTATTGATCACATCATGCGCGACCAGCACGTACTCGGTGTGGTTCGCAGTATCCACCGTGCTCCGCGCTTTCGGGACCGGAAGCGGCGTATTCTTCTCAGCCACCCGAGACTCGAACTGATGCCACCATACGCCCAGCCATCCCCCGTAATACTGCTGATCCCCGGCAAGCACGCAGGTGATCGAGTACGTAGGAATCGCCGCTGGGTTCTGGTCTTTGCCAATCAAAAACTCGCTCGCGTTACAGAGCATCTCGCGCACATGAACCGGAGGAGGGTACGTCGTCTGCGGTGTCGGATAAGCGGCCGGCTCCTTAAGCACGTTCTTCGCCGCGGGCGTCTGCTCCCAGATCGCTAACGTCCCGCCATTGCTGAACTCGACATATGAGATGTCTTTCGTTCCGTAAACGGTCATGGCTGCGACACCCCACACGCTCCGTACCCCCGCGTTGATGGGCTGCTCCACACTGACCGTCCGAGACCATGCCGACTTGTCAGTGAAATGCACGATGAGCACCCCGGAGTACGCCGGCTGTGATCCGGATAATCCGCATGTGACGCTGCGGGTGTCGCGTGGCCACGATACTATCTCGCAAAACATCTCCGCAATCGTTACCGTGCTCCCTAACTGTGTGACAACGTTCGTCGGAACGCTCTGCACCCCGGTCTTAAACGGGTCGTAGTTCGAGGTGGGAGAGCCGGCGCGAGGCTGCGCGTCAGGCCGTACCAGATCCGCCTTTTGCTTCGGGGGAGGGCCGGCAATCTGCAATAAGGCAAGCACAAGCGCAATCATTAGCCAATTAACTCAAAGTTCCGCTGCAACCCGGAACTGCCATTCCATCGAACCGCTGAAGCATGGTGCTCGATTCGGTCTACCAGTACCAGAGCTCGCGCCTCTTCCGATAACGGCTTATAACGCCCGGGCCACTTGGTATCAAGTCCACAGTTCCGCGCTACGTTTGTCGAGTCCACGCTGCTAAACGGGATATGCGCGAAGATCGTAGGATCCATCATGCGTAGCCCGTGCAGTTTGCATTTGGGATAACCCTCTTCGTCACACACTACCTTCATTGCTTCATTGATTCGTCCCCACCATCGCAGGGTACCGATGGTCGCGTACTCTCCGGATGACCCGAGGGCCACTCGAGGCCAGGACGTTGCTAAACATCGCAATCGCTCGAGCGACTCGTTCAAATGCCAGATCGGAACCCAGTGGAACGGCCAATGACCAGCGGTCACTGTCTCGATCAGCGCATCGTTCTCCAGTTCGGTGCCTTCGATCACGTCCGGAATCAGAGCCCAGTCAAAACCTGGATGTAACTCCCACTGTCGGACGAACTCAAGGTACCCCGGTACATCGAGCTTTCCGCCTTGCTTCCAAACCGAGTACGCACCGTTATCTATCGCAAACGATTGAGTGACCTCTGCGGCGAGTTCCATCTGTCGGGTGTCTGCATAAGACACCATTGCGTGCCGGCGAGTCCAGACTGCCAGCCCTACAGGCTGCGGCGTGATCGGGCCACCATGGTAGTGAATCATGCATTCGAGGCTAGCAATCTATCAGTAAACCTCGAGTACCGGAACTTGAAGGCGCTTAAAGCGAAAGGGCGGCCCATCGTACCCAGCATTCCGGCAATGGCAAGCACACGAAACAACGGTCTGGTGTTCATCGCCGGGGTAGCTAGTTAAGGAGGTGGACCACCCATAAATACAATAACCCCGCTGTCGGACGGGGCTATTGTTCTTGCTCTCGATTCTTTGGCTATTTTCTACGACGTAAGCTCCCATATCCCGCGGAAAGCGGCTTCGCGCCTCCTCTGATTTGAGCTATCGGGCTTGTTGAAACCCAACGCAAATCCAGTTTAAGTTATGCGCTAAAGCGAGGTGCGCGAGACAAATGCCTCGATTTCATCCTCGAGCCGCTGATGATCCGGATCCTGGCAGGTATCCAGATCAAGCGCATCAAGCATTGCCGCCGCGCCGGCATAGAACGCAT